CGTATTTATCAACGATTTACTTGCCCGCACGGATATCGTGGATCTTATCGATGCCCGCGTTAAGCTGAAAAAGCAGGGTAAGAATTTCCATGCGTGCTGTCCTTTCCATAATGAAAAAACGCCCTCCTTCACCGTAAACGGCGAAAAGCAGTTCTATCACTGTTTCGGCTGTGGTGCCCACGGTAACGCTATCGACTTTTTAATGAACTTCGACCGACTGGAGTTTGTTGAAACGATTGAAGAGTTAGCCACTTCCCACGGTTTAGACGTGCCTTACGAAGCAGGCAGCGGGCCGAGCCAGATGGAACGCCATCAGCGCCAGAGCCTGTACCAGCTGATGGAGAGCCTGAACGGCTTTTATCAGCAGGGTCTGCAGCAGTCCAGCGCACAGCCTGCACGCGACTATCTCGACCGTCGCGGCCTGAGCGCCGACGTCATCAGTCATTTCGCTATCGGTTACGCGCCTGCCGGCTGGGATAACGTTCTCAAACGTTTCGGTAAGCAGACGGAAGATCGCGAGTCATTGATGGAAGCGGGCATGCTGGTCAGCAATGACAAAGGCCGGACCTATGACCGGTTTCGCGACCGCATCATGTTTCCGATTCGCGATAAGCGAGGCCGCGTCATCGGTTTTGGCGGCCGGGTACTGAGTAACGAAACGCCGAAGTATCTGAACTCGCCGGAAACACCCATTTTCCATAAAGGCCGCCAGCTCTATGGCCTTTATGAAGCGGTCAAGAACCATCCTGAACCTGCCCGCCTGCTTGTGGTTGAAGGATACATGGACGTGGTGGCGCTGGCGCAGTACGGCATAGATTATGCGGTCGCGTCCTTAGGCACCTCCACCACCGCTGAACACATTCAGTTGCTGTTTCGCAGCACCGATACGGTCATCTGCTGTTACGACGGCGACCGCGCTGGCCGCGAAGCCGCATGGCGTGCCCTTGAGACCGCATTGCCTTACATGAATGATGGTCGTCAGCTACGCTTTATGTTTTTACCCGATGGTGAAGACCCGGATACGCTGGTACGCAAAGAGGGTAAAGCCGCCTTCGAAGCGAGGATGGAGCAGGCGATGCCGCTCTCTTCGTTTTTATTTGATAGCCTGCTGCCGCAGGTGGATCTGAGCTCACGCGACGGAAAAGCGCGCCTGAGCACGCTGGCTTTACCGCTGATTACCCAGATCCCCGGCGAGACCCTGCGTATTTACATGCGTCAGGAGCTGGGGAACAAGCTGGGGATCCTCGATGACAATCAGCTTGAAAAGCTGATGCCGAAGCAGGCTGCCAGCGGTGCTGCGCCGGTCGCGCCACCGCTTAAACGGACGACCATGCGCGTGCTTATCGCCCTGCTGGTGCAGAATCCGCAGCTGGCCTCGATGGTGCCCTCGCTGGATGGCCTGTCTGAGTCGAAAATGCCGGGCCTGCCGCTCTTTATCGAGTTAGTGGGCCGTTGTAACGAGAATCCTGGATTGACCACCGGGCAGCTACTAGAGTTATATCGCGGGACAAATTTTAGTCAGACGCTTGAAACGCTGGCGATCTGGAACCACATGATAGTAGATGAGGAAGCCGAAGCGGTGTTTCAGGACTCGCTGGCCAGCATCTATGATTCTGCGCTTGAAGAGCGACTGGAGTTCCTGATTGCGCGTGAACGTATCCAGGGACTTACCGCCGATGAGCGCCGTGAGCTCTGGACGCTCAGCCAGGCGTTCGCCAGAAAATAAGTTTTAACACGCTGCCCGCGGTGAATGCGGGCAGCCTGTCTGTTTGAGGATCAGGGTTGCCGTTTCGCTCACGTGCGTTTTTACCGGAGCTGAAATAGCGCCGCCGTATAGGCCGTTGACGCAACGTCTGTCACTGCCAGCGCATCGTTTACCGCGTCTGAAGGATGTGAAGAAAGCGAGCATTGCCGGGGCAGGAATGGCGGGTAAGCCAGGCCACAAGCACCAGAATTTATACAAGCGGCTTAAGTGCCGATAACTGTTGGGCATAGCCCACGCCGCGACGAAGGCAGCGGCAAGAATTAAACGCCTTCACTGCTATTGTTGGCGCGCTGCCGACCGACACCAATCTAATTTAACAGAAGTGTGGATACCGTCTTATGGAGCAAAACCCGCAGTCACAGCTCAAGCTTCTTGTCACCCGTGGTAAGGAGCAAGGCTATATCGTCGACTCAGATCAGATCGAAGACATCATCCAGATGATTAACGACATGGGTATTCAGGTGGTTGAAGAAGCCCCGGATGCTGACGATCTGATGCTGAATGAAAACAGCTCCGATACTGACGAAGATGCCGCGGAAGCTGCCGCTCAGGTATTATCCAGCGTTGAATCTGAAATCGGGCGCACGACTGACCCGGTGCGCATGTATATGCGCGAAATGGGTACCGTTGAACTGCTGACGCGCGAAGGCGAAATCGACATCGCGAAGCGTATTGAAGATGGTATCAACCAGGTTCAGTGTTCCGTTGCCGAATATCCTGAAGCGATTACCTATCTGCTGGATCAGTATGACAAAGTCGAAGCAGGCGAATCGCGCCTCTCCGATCTGATCACCGGCTTCGTCGATCCTAACGCAGAAGAAGATCTGGCCCCAACCGCGACGCACGTGGGCTCTGAACTCTCTGAAGCCGATCGCAACGACGACGAAGAAGATGATGAAGAGGATGACGACAATTCCGAAGATGATAACTCTATCGATCCGGAACTGGCGCGCGAGAAGTTCTCTGACCTGCGTAAGCAGTACGAAACCACCCGCAGCGTGATCAAAAGCAAAGGCCGCAGCCACGCCGCCGCCATTGCCGAGATCCAGAACCTTTCTGACGTCTTTAAACAGTTCCGCCTGGTACCGAAGCAGTTCGATTACCTGGTCGGCAGCATGCGCAATATGATGGAACGTGTCCGTACGCAGGAACGTCTGATCATGAAGCTCTGTATTGAGCTGTGCAAAATGCCGAAGAAGAACTTTATTACCCTGTTTACCGGTAACGAAACTAACGAGAGCTGGTTCAAAGCCGCGCTGGCGATGAACAAGCCGTGGTCTGAAAAACTGCTGGAAGTGCAGGATGACGTGATGCGTTCCCTGCAGAAACTGGCACAGGTCGAAGAAGAGACCGGCCTGACCATCGAGCAGGTGAAAGATATCAACCGTCGCATGTCGATCGGTGAAGCCAAAGCGCGTCGCGCCAAGAAAGAGATGGTGGAAGCGAACCTGCGTCTGGTTATTTCGATTGCGAAGAAATATACCAACCGTGGTCTGCAGTTCCTCGACCTGATTCAGGAAGGTAACATCGGTCTGATGAAGGCGGTCGATAAGTTTGAATATCGCCGTGGTTACAAGTTCTCGACCTATGCGACCTGGTGGATCCGTCAGGCGATCACCCGTTCTATCGCCGACCAGGCGCGTACCATCCGTATTCCGGTGCATATGATTGAGACCATCAACAAACTCAACCGTATCTCGCGCCAGATGCTGCAGGAGATGGGCCGTGAGCCGACGCCGGAAGAGCTGGCTGAGCGTATGCTGATGCCGGAAGATAAAATCCGTAAGGTGCTGAAAATCGCCAAAGAGCCGATCTCTATGGAGACGCCGATTGGTGATGATGAAGATTCACATCTGGGCGATTTTATCGAAGACACCACGCTGGAGCTGCCGCTGGATTCTGCTACCTCAGAGAGCCTGCGTTCTGCCACCCACGACGTGCTGGCTGGCCTGACCGCGCGTGAAGCGAAAGTGCTGCGCATGCGTTTTGGTATCGATATGAACACCGACCATACGCTGGAAGAAGTGGGCAAACAGTTCGACGTGACGCGTGAGCGTATCCGTCAGATTGAAGCGAAAGCCCTGCGTAAACTGCGCCATCCGAGCCGTTCGGAAGTGCTGCGCAGCTTCCTCGACGATTAAGTCCTGAAAACCCCGGTTCGCCGGGGTTTTTTATGCCTGCCGGTTAACGCCTCTCCCCTGCCCGGCTCAGGCTCTCCTTATCCTGGGTGCAATGCCACATAGAGCTGGCGATACGCTGCCACCATCTCCTCCAGTGAAGCGCGATTCAGTCCACTGGGATTTGGCAATACCCATACCTGCGTTTCTCCCATCCCTGCCGGCTGCCTGCCCCACTCAACCCTGCTCTGTTTAAAGGCACGACGAAAAGCCTCCTTGCCCAGGATCGCCAGCGCGGCGGGCTGATAGTGCATGACCTTTTCCGTCAGGCGCTGGCCGCCCTCGCGCAGCTCATCCGCCGCTAATTCGCTTGCCTGCACCGTGGGCCGCTCGACCAGCATGGTAATCCCGCAGCCGGTTTCCGTCAGGCGCTGCTCCTCTTCCGGTTTCAGTTGCTGACGGGTAAATCCGGCCAGATGAATCACCTTCCAGAAGCGATTGCCGGGATGCGCAAAGTGAAAGCCCTGATGCGCGGTCGACTGGCCCGGATTGATGCCGCAGAACAGCACATCAAGGTTCGGGGCGATGATATCGCGGATGTCATGCTCGATCATGCTGTCACCACCTGTGTGAAGACCTGTGACGCTTTATGGATACGCAGCAGCATCAGAGTGGCCTGCTCTTGCGCACAGCCCTGTATCCGCTCATATTTAGCCTGTGAGGCTGAAGCCGTGCAGATGCTGTCATGTGCATACCGGAGGACGTTCATCGACAGGGTTCCGTCTGCTTTCAGGCCCGCGCCGGATCCCCTGCGCGTGCATTGTGATTGCGCCCTGTTGCTCTGCTGCTCCATATCTCCTCCTGCCCTCTCTTCTGCATTCATCACTGATTAAGATATTACACCGGCCGCATGCCAGCCTGAGGATTTTTCACATGCCGCCACGACTGGGGGTCACAGGCGTATCAGAGTCTGGCTGACTCATCTGCAGAAGAGGAATATTCATGTGGGCATCAGTACCTGAAATTTTCTTAACGGCACAGAGCGGGCATTTGCGACGCAGTTTTACAACTTCGCTAACGCAGAGCGACAGATTTGTTATAGAAATCAGCAGCTAATTCACTGCTGATTATTTCAGCAACCGGCGGCGGAGTGCTGGATCGCTCTGAAGAGATACTTTATAATCCCCGCTCCGCTGGCCCCTTAGCTCAGTGGTTAGAGCAGGCGACTCATAATCGCTTGGTCGCTGGTTCAAACCCAGCAGGGGCCACCAAATTTAGTGATATTAATCATGCACTTGAGCCGCTATCCGTAGCGGTTTTTTTGTAGCCAAAAAATCGATTGGCAGCAAAATGGCAGCAGATTTTTTTCACCCTACCCCCTGCTATCACCGCCTTTCGTGCCAGATGGCTACCGCTGCTCGTTTTACACAGCCCCTAAAAGGTGATCACATGGAAGAAATGCACTTTGTTTATATCAATGCCCGAGGCCAGATAAAGGCTCATTCACTGGTACAAGTGAGCTATAGTGAAGAACATATTCAGGGCGTTTGCATTAACACGCATATGCTCAAAACTTACAGGAAAGACCGCATCCTTAAACAGACCGAGTCTGAATCATTAGCCTCTGAATCTGTTGGTGCATTCTCTCCTGAAAATTACCGCCACCTTTTTACTTTAAGTCGCCCTAAAGAAGTCACATTCGACATCTGCTTTACAGGATTCAAAAAGGCTGACAAAGAACGGTTAATCGAGTGCGCAGCGGCGAACGGTATGACGGTTAGAAGTTCGGTGACTCAAAATCTTCAATTGTTATGCTGTGGCTACAATGCGGGGCCGACCAAAGTTACAGCGGCGCGTATGAAAGGTGTGGTAATTCTTGATGAAGAACAATTTGCTGATTTTGTAAAAACAGGTGAGATACCTGGAGTATAAAAGCCCGTGCAGTACGGGCAATTAAGAATACCGCAGCAATCACAGCCAAAGTGGCTGCTGCTGGTTTCTTCCAGGATGCGGTGGCACAGGTTTAACGCTGCCCGGTTTCATAATGATCTCTGACACTGTCTCATGAGATTTGAAGGTGCAACTGCAATTGATGTTCTGGCATTGGTTATAACGTTCCTTGGTTGTCTTTGATACTTGGAAGCTGCTGCGGGTATGTGCGGCATTACCGCACAAAGGACAATTCATCATAATAAGCCCCTCAATCTCATTTGAGTTGGATGATACATAAAATAACCATATTGGGATAGCTCTCATTCCATTTCTAATGCGTCAATTTTCACTTCCAGTTCAATGCTGGTAGTAAATCCGTTGTCTGCGCTCAGGCTGTGCGTCAGCGTTGTGATGATCCATTCCCCGGCATCAACCTGCTGCTTGAACCCGCTGACCTTCACCGGCATTTCCGTGTACAGCTCCGCGCGCCCCTTTGCCAGCTGAATCGAAAACGTCGCAGCACCGCGCTGCAGGCGTTCCCACTGCATTTTGGCCGCCCGTTCGGCGTTTCCCCGGTTTGCGTAAGTGCGGCTCAGTACCAGCACGTTTTCATCCGTGCCGATCAGATAATCCCCCTGCTTAGCCTCCTGCTCCTTCTTCTTCGTCGTGGTTTTACGTCGCCTGCGCTTCACCTTCGCCACCGGCTTCTTTGCCGGTTCGCGGGTGTGCAGCCAGCTGGCGATCACGCCGGTGTAAGAGTCTCGGTCCGCCAGGGTGAAGCGGTGGCTGTCCCCGTCCCTGCGCTGAAGGGTGATCACCGGCAGCGCCTTACCGCTTGCCGTCTTCCCCTGTCCCTGCCTGATAAACAGCAGATTGCCGTCCTTAACGCAGGCCACCGCGCCGCACTGTTTAGCCAGGCGCATCAGAAAGCTGGCGTCTGATTCATTGGTCTGATCAAGGTGGTCAATTTCTTTTGCCACCATGTCCTCACCCATCGCCGCATTCAGCTTATGGCGCCCGGCAATATCCCGGACAATTTCGCCCGCGGTGGTTTTGTGCCAGGACTTCTCCCGTTTCGTGTTCAGCGTCTGCCGGAAGTCTGCGCTGCGCGCCCGCAGCGTCAGGCGATCAGGCGTGCCGCTGTGCTCGATTTCGTCCACCGTATAGCTGCCTTTCGGGAAAAGCGCCTCACCCTGCCAGCCCAGCGACAGCGAGAGCACGACACCACGGCGCGGCAGTTGCAGCTGACCGTCCGCGTCGTCCAGCTCAATGTCCAGCTGGTCCGCCTCAAATCCCCGGTTGTCCGTGAGCGTCAGGCTCAGCAGGCGCTTTTCCAGCTTCTGCGTGATGTCTGCCCCGTCCATCGTCAGCCGGAAGGCTGGCGCACCCTGCTGGCCGGTTATCCAGTTAGAGGCGATCATTATAAAATTCCTCCCACTAAAGCACCGGCTGTCCGAACCTTTGGACATGGCGTTATCGTCCAGGTAGTTCAGCGCGTCGCCCAGCTGCTCGATGTTGCGGGTAGGGATTTTGTACAGCTGCGCAATCTTTCCCAGCCCTTCGGCCAGCTCACCGGCGGGCAGCTCAAACGCGGTTGACGCCTTCGCCGCCGTGGTGGCAAAAGCCAGCAGGTCGCGCTTCTGATCCTCATAAGAATCGTTCTGGTTCGTCACGCCCATGCGCGCGCCGCCCTCAACCAGCGCGGCGTAATCTATCGCGCCGTTTTCCATCGGCAGCTGCTCACTGGCGGCCTTGATAGCGGCCTGCATGTCATAGAACTGCTTCGTGCGGTTTCCGTTGTTGTCGCGCAGCCCGTTAACCTGCTTTGCCACGCCCTTCATGGCGTCTTCCATTGCCGCTGAAGATTTCACGGCGGCCAGCACCGGCGCGCCCATCGCCAGCCCGGCGGCAGACGTTGCCGCACCGGCACCGGCCACGCGATCGCGCACCTCAAGCGATCGGGAATATCGCTCACGAACCGCGCTCAGCTTTGCCTGCCGCTCTCCCAGCTTTTTAAGCGACAGCTGCTGCCGGTCAATCGCGGCGCGCGCCTCGTCAGCCTGACTTTTAAGCTCACGCTGTGCCTGACTGAGTTTCTTCGTGTCGATACCGGCAGCGCCCAGCGCCTCACGCTGACGCTGTACCGACAGGCGCAGCCCGTTGTAAGTCTGCTGCAGCTGGCTGGCGCGGTTTTTAGCCTGCTCCAGCACGCGGGCCTGTGCCGCTGTGGGCTTGTTTGTTTCCGTAAACTGCATGGCCAGCCGCGCCGCTTCTTCGCGGGCGGCTTTGAGATTGTTTGCGGTGATGGCAAGTTGTGAGCGGGTTTTACGAAAGCCGTCAATGCGCCCGGCCTGCGCGTCCAGCTCTTTCAGGGTGTTGCGGGTGTCGCGCAGCGTGCCAGCCAGCTCACGGGTGCTGTCGCGGGCGCTGCGGAATGGGCGGGTCAGCTTATCGACCGCACCCAGCACAACCTGCAGACGCAGATTTTTATCACTCATCGCTGGCCCCGTGTCGCAGGATTGCTTTGTGCCGCCACTCCAGCACCTCGGTCAGCGTCATGGATTCGGTAACGGAGGGCGGCCAGTGAAAGACGGTGGCGATGTCCGCCACCAGATCGTCTACCGTCAGGCCGTCGCTAAATCCGACAGGACCGACTTCTTCAGCAAAAAAGTGACCACCTCTACCGACAGGCTCACCAGATCGGCGGGGTCCATTTCGTTAATTTCCGCCGTGGTCAGCGCCGGGGTGGTGATACGCGGCAGCACGGTGATCAGTGCGTTCACGTCCATGTCCAGCAGCGCCTGCAGGCGGGTGCCGCGCAGCGCGCCGGATTGCGGCTTGCGCACGGTGACGGAGGTGATTTCGGTTTTGCCGCGCAGGATCGGGGTGTCCAGCTCAACGGCCTTTTCGTTTGGTGCAGCTTTGTCTGTCATGATTTGATTCCGTTAAAAAGAGAGATAAGCGGCAGGCGCAGCGCCTGCCGGTGTGATTACAGGCCCAGCGCGTTGCGGTGCGCTTCCATCAGGTCTTTACCGTCCACAATGTGGATCATGTTCACGATGTCGATCTCGTAAACCACTTCACCGTTGATGGTCAGCTTTGCGTAACTGTTGGTTGCGGACACTTTGGTGGTGCTGGATTCGCCGGTTTTCCATTCGCCGGAGTCCAGCTCTTTATAGCGTCCGCGCGTGACCAGCTCGACCGCCTGCACTTCGCCGGTGTCGTCGCGCTGAATGGAGCCGGTAAAGCGCAGCTGAATGCCGTCCACGGTTTCGGTGCCAAGCTGCTTAAACAGCAGCGCTTCGGTGCCGCCCACGGTGAACTCTGTATCCAGCGCGCCGTCGTCCAGGCCCATGTCGATATCCACCGCACCGGCCATGCCGCCGCCGCGATACTTTTCAAACTTGCGGGTAACTTTCGGCAGCGTCACCGACTCAACCAGCCCCTGCCAGTTGTTACCTGCGTTGAACACGTTCAGGTGCTTGAGTTTGCGGGGTAATGCCATTTTTTCGTCTCCTTATGCGCTGACGCGGCTGCTGAAATCGACCAGATACTGGTCAGTGATACGCTGACGCAGCAGCAGGTTTTCCAGCGGGGGCACCGGCGTGTAGTCGTAATCGATCAGCAGCTTGCCCGCCTTGAGCGTGTCCTTATCGTTCACGCTTTCATCCAGCCAGCAGTCAGCGCCAATCAGATAGCCCTGAGTCACCAGGCTGCGCAGCTTCGCGCGGATGCTCTCGATGATGTCGCGAGCCAGCGACGGGTTCAGAGTTCCGTCAACGGACCACATCTGCGCTTCTGCCATCGTATCTTTCAGCACCTGCGCGGTGCGGGTGTAGCACTCAAACTGAAACAGCGCGTCATCGCTGAGGCAGCGGGAACCCCAGAAGCGGAAGCCGTCTTTGCGGATCAGTGTGGTGATGTCGTTCTGGTTCAGCAGGCCCGCATCGGTGGCCGTGTCCTGCAGGTCCCAGAAAACGTCTTTTGAAATGCCGGTGACGCCGTTCACGCCAACGTTTGACAGGGACTTGTGCCAGCCGGTCTGCTGGTCAATTTTGGCGCGCAGGCCCAGCGCGCGTGCGGTGGCGTAGGCCGTCGCGTCCGCCTTCAGCACGGTGTCAAAGCTGATGAAGTCAGGCCAGATCAGCATCCCTTCGCGCTGGCTGAAGTTGGCGCGGTAGGCAATCGCCTCTTCAACGCTCTTGCAGCCATACGCGGACAGGTAGGCAAAGCCGCGCAGGCTCTGCGCCACGCTCAGCAGTTCGGTGGCGACGGCTTTGGTGTCGTGGCCGGGCACGCCCAGAATACGGGGTTTGACGCCGCAGGCTGACTGCGCGGCCAGCAGCGCCTTCATGCCGGTGCGCTGGCCGTCGGTCACGCCACCGATGATGTTGGCGGTGGTTTCCGCTTCGGTCTGGCCCTGCGGCACGCGCACAACAATGGTGACGGGGTTTGACTGATCCGCGATGGCGTCAAGTGAGCGGGCCAGCGTGCCGGATTCCCCTGCTTTGCCGCTGGCGGTGAGTACGTCGGTTAACAGCACCGGGCGGTTCAGCGGGAAGGTGGCCGCATCGGCGTCGTCGCCGGTGCAGACAAGCCCCACAATCGCAGTACTGACGGTGGTGATGGTTCGGGTGCCCTCGTTGATTTCCTCAACGCGCACGCCGTGATGATAATCCTGAGCCATATGGCGGTTCTCCTGTGAAGGGGTTCCGCTATGGTCTATGGTCCGCTATGCCGGGGCACGCGCTGGCCGTTGTGCCGTCTCTGGCACAACAGACAACCGATTTTCGCGCAGGGCTTTCTGTTCAGGGGCGGGTATGTAGCGGTAGATCGTCTTCACGGACACGTCCAGCACCAGTGACACCTGCAGCAGCGTTGCGCCCTGCGCCAGCATCCGCCGGGCACGTTCTGCGGTTTCCGGCGTCATCTTCCGCCGCCTGCCGCCGATGCGCCCTTTATCACGCGCGGCGGCCAGCCCGGCGCGGGTGCGCTCCATGATCAGCTCACGCTCCATTTCAGCCAGGGCGCCCATGACGTGGAAGAAAAAACGGCCCATTGGCGTGCTGGTATCAATACTGTCAGTCAGGCTGCGGAAGTTAACGCCACGTTCGCGTAGCTCTTCTGTCAGCATCACCAGATGGCGCATACTTCTGCCGAGCCGATCCAGCTTCCACACTACCAGCGTGTCACCGGGCTGCAGGCACCGCAGCGCCTTCTTCAGCCCCGGCCTGTCGCTGGTCTTTCCGCTTATCCTGTCCTCAAAAATCAGCTCACAATCTGCGCTCTGCAGCGCAATCCGCTGTA